CATACATTTTAATAATTCATCTTGTGTAACACCAATAGGATCGTTTTGATATGGTATATACTTGTGCTCATGATAAAAATAAGCAAAGGTCAATTCCATAGATCTGGTCATTTTATCTTTTCCTATATCTTTAATATCTTTAAAATTAATTTTCTCTATTGGAGAAATAGATTCTTCTATATCATCCTTTTCTATAGTAGGATTATAATGATTTGGTGGATATACCTTTTTATTTCTCATTTTTACAATGTAATCCAACACATCAAAATCCTTTGTATCAAAAAATCTTTCATCAAAGAACCCGAAATTTTTTATTATACCGGAATATAAAAATATAAAATTGGTATTTAATGTTGGACTTATATTTAAAATTAAATTGTTAGTATCATCTTCCAATACTACATTATTGTCACCTGAACCTGTTATAAACCAAGTTCCAAATGTATTTGCTACATCTATTGTTTTTTCAAAAATTTTTGAATTTATAATTTTAACATTTGAATTTAAAATAAAATAATATTTAAATCCTTTAATTCTTAATTGTGTTAAAACGTAATTTCTTAGTGTTGCAAAGGAAACATCATTCGAATAATGTCTATCACAATTTTTTGATGTTTTTTTATTACATACTACTACAACATTGTTTTTTAAATCGTCTGGTATTGACGCTAAACAGTTTTGTAAGTCTTCATCGGAATATATATCTAATATTCCTATTCCTATTTCGTTATTAATCATTTGTTTTTAAATTGTATATTTGTTTTATGTATTCTTTTACTTCTTTTTTATTTTTTATGTCAATACTATCAACATAAGTTTCAATATCATCTAATATATTAACAAAATTTAATTCTTTTTCCACTTTTTCTTTGTTTATTTTTAAATCCGGTTCCGCATAGTCTATTCTAAAATTGATGGGTAAATGTTTTTGAACATTTGAACTTAATAAAAGTATTTGTTCTGGTTCAAGATTAGAATCTACGGTTAGTGATATATGATTATTTTTTATGTTTAATGTTTCTAAAAGTTGTTCATCTTTTAAGAGTTTATCAACAGATAACTTGTAATATTTTGGAGAAATTTCATTTTCTATAAATTCAAAATCATTATTTTCAATATCGTAGATGTATATTCCTCTTTCATCCAAAGTATCACCAAAATTTTGCTGATATGGACTCCCCAAATAAACTATTTCACCGTTATCGTATTTTCTATGATCTTTTTTATGAAAATGTCCCGATACAATGGTTTTTGCTTTTTTAAAGAGATCATTTGAACTCATACCGTGTTCACACACTTTATATGTATTCATATAAAAAGAAACTATTTCAAAATGACCAAATATAATGTCTGCGACTGGAATATTTTCATAATCGGTTCCCCATGGAACCAATACTGCCTTTTTATCTTTTATTTTTATTTCAGTAACATCATTATCTATTATTTTTATATTAGACCAACCATCTAGCAATGATATAGAATTAACTTTACTGTGCTCCTTGAAATAACTATCATGATTTCCTGCTAATATATTTAAATTAAAATCTTTAAAACAATCAAAAAATTTTTTAGCTGTATCTAATGTTGCAACAGATATTTCACTTCTATTATGAAATATATCACCACATATTATTATATCACTTATTCCCTTTTCTAAAAATTTTTGAGATGACCATTTAGCAAAATCTAAAACTGTATTATGCCATAACTGACTATCTTGACCTAAACCAATATGAATATCTGTAAAAAGTCCAATTTTGTTATTTTTGATCATTTGAATACATGTTTTTTTTATTTTTAAAAATATTTTGATTTTCCGATATCATTATAAGCTCTTCTTGATATTTTAAATGAGTTTCATTTATGTGCTTTTCTTTTTTGATTCGGTTTCTAAATGCATTGAATGCTATTCTAGTAAAATATGAAAATGGATTGGTTCCTTTTATTCTATCATATTTTTTTGACATCAATGCCTTAAACATTCTAATTAAAGCATCACCCACCATGTCTTCTCTATATGTGTAATTGATAAAATTAGAAGCATAACTCAATTTATGTGCTATTTTGCTAACCATTTCTGCTAATTCGTCTGTAAGAATTCCACTATCATAATATTTTGATATTTCCTCGTCAAACTTTTTAGGTTCAACATAAAATTCTTCTTTTTTAACCTTAGATCTTTTCCTTTTAGGTTCTAATATTTCATCTAAAACAATTAAATCATCATCAATTGGAACATCGTCTTCCAAATTAACATTTTCATCATCTTCAATTGAAATTTCTTCTTCTTTATTGATAGAATCATCATCATCGATTAAATCATCAATCAATTCATCTTCATTGTATTTTTTTTTCTTCATAATTAAATTTTTCCGAGTCGTAAAGTTTCTTTCTTTCTTTTAAATGGATTTTACCATATTTTGTATTATCAGATATATCAAATATATTTGCCATTGTTTTGGTTGGATGTAATCTCAAAGCTCTACCAATTGATTGCATTATTTTTATTTTTGCTTTTCCTGCTGATGCAAAAATAATATTATGCAAATTTGGTATATTGATACCTGTGCTAAATATTTTAGATATGGCTACAACTATAACATCATTTTTATCATTCATCAATGATCTTATATTCTCTCTTTCTTCTATTTCAGTGGAACCTCTAATAAAATAAAATGGTTTTGTTGTTATCTTTTCTAGTTTTGATACGATATTTAAACCATGATCAATTCTATCTACCATTATTATAGTATTATTAGCCAATTTATTAGCCAAATTACATATTATTTCATTTCTTCTGTCGTTTTGTAAAAGAAAATCCATCTCTAATTGATATGCTTCTGCTGGTTTACTAAAATTTAGAGAAATTTTTGGTAAATTTTTATGAATTACATCTAAAATTATAATTTTGAAGTTTGATATATAATTTTTATTTTTTAAATCTAGTGTTTTTTCTTGATAAACAATTGGTCCTATTTTTCCTATAATATTCCATTCATCTATAATCGTTGATGGCATGGTTCCCGTAAAACCAAATTTAAAAGGAGTTTTAATAAATTTTAAAATTTTGTTTATTTCGTTGTTTTTCTTGAATCCATGACACTCATCTATCATTAGTATTTGAACATCATTTAAAATTGATATATCAGTCTTATCGGATAGAAGAATCTGTGTACCCGCAATAATTGTTGTTGCATTTGGATCTGGTATGTTGTCTCCGGACCATTTTGTGACATTTTCCATTCCATATGAAATAAAATCTGAACAGGTTTGTTCTACTAATTGAATAGTAGGAACCATTACTAAAACTAGTGCGCTAGGATCTTTTAAATTTTGTCTTATGGACTCTATTAATCCTGCCATAATTAAGGTTTTACCACCCGCTGTAGGTATTAACACTACACCCTTTCCCTTTTTTAATGCTTTTAGTATAGATGTTTTCTGATGTTCCCTATATTCTAATTTAAAATCTGTAATTTCTGGATTTTCAAAACCATTATTATAATTTTTTAAAATATCATCATCAACTTCAAATTCTATTTGATTTGCATGTAAAAATGCTTGAATGTTTTCTAATAAACCAGATTCAAACTTTCCAGATGGAGTGATGGCATAAATTCTAGCTTGTGCAAATTTAGAATTTCTTCTAAATGCAGGATTTGGAGCAGAAAATTTGTCTCTTATTCTATTCAAAATAGATAAATCACAATTTATTTGAAATTGTGATTTATTATTACCAGAATAAGTGATTTTTACCATATTATGTTGTTTCTAATTTCTCTAATTCTACCGCATTTTTTATATCATATGTTAATGATCTACATATATTTTCTACTTTTTCAAGATATTCAATTATTATTTCGGTTTCTTTTATTTGTTCGTCTATTTTAGATACCGATTCGGAACTATCTATCTTTCTATCAAGTGCGGCTTTTGGAATATTGCTTGGTATTCCATTTTCTTGTAATGTTTTTAAAACATCAGCTTTTAAATTTTTCTTTTTTATCTCTAATTGATTTTTAGTTCTTTTATTTTCTATTAATCGAGAA